ATAACTATAAATTCAGCGATGATATTTTCAAATCATTAACTGTACTTGCAGATGATAAATCTCATGGTATGATTATGATGATTGATTATTCTGGCTCAATGTGTAATGTAATTAATTCTGTTATAAAGCAAACACTAAATCTTGCTTTCTTCTGTAAAAAGGTAAATATACCATTCAAAGTTTATGGGTTTACTAATAGTGGTGATTCACCAGCAGACGTTAATGAAAATCCAATAATTCCCACTATTCGTATGGGTAGGGCTGCTTTATTCGAATTACTTAATTCTTCGTTGAACACAGCAGAATTTGAAAAGGCTTGTGCCGAAATGTATCGTGCTAGCCGCGCGGCTTATCTGGGTAGTAGGTATGAATCATTAGGTTCTACTCCACTTAATGAATGCTTGCTAGCAATGGAACATATCATTGATGATTTTAGAAAAAAACATAGCATTCAAAAAATGAACTTCATTCTTTTGACTGATGGTGAAGGCCAAAGATTAAATTTTATACAACCACTTAGTTTTGATTACTCACTAAGATATAATGAGGTTTCTATTAAAACAAAAGATGGAAGTCAGGTCAAAACTCGCTATTGGGATACTTGGAAAAGCGCAAACCAAATTCTAAATGTCTATAGAAAAAATGGTATCAATACCATTGGGTTCTATTTAGCAGAAAATAATTATGGCTTTCGTGGTGCAATTTATTCAAATTCTGAAGACTTTATTAATGATAAAGAAATCAATGAACTTCGTAAAGCGTATAACTCGCAAAAATTTGTATCAATTGACACTGCCTTTGGATACAACAAATATTTTATATTGAAGGGAGATTCGAAAAGCTTGAATACTGATGTCGACGAATTGGCCATTGATCCAGATGCTTCTCAAGCGCAAATAAACAAAAGTTTTAAGAAATTTGCCAATTCTAAGAAGGCAAATAGGGTTCTGGCTACTCAATTTGCTCAGGCTATAGCCTAAGTTGTTGATTCTAAATGGAAAAATAATTTGAAAATAAATGCACAAAACAGTGTACTTACCAGAAAGTCTATGGTATAATAGACTTGTCTATTGATGATGATGATCCTAAAGGAAACTATATTATGTCTTTTGAAACCTCAATCGTTTCACTCTTGAAAACCTCTTTTCCCACTATTGTTGATGGTAACTACTCTGCAAAAGATGTGGTTGACTTGGCAAAAGCTAATGGATTCTCTGGTAGCAAAACATATAAGTATGTTACTAGTCAGCCAAAAGTCAAGCGTGGTGTTTATCACCTAGCTGCAACAGTATTAGATTTCAAACAAGAGAAAAATAGTGTAATGACATCAACAGTATCATCTGTGATGAATGAAGAAATCTTTGTTCCAACTAAAGATGAATGCTATGTTCCTTGGGGTAACTCAAAGGATGTGCAGTCTATCATTCAATCTCGAATTTTTTATCCAACATATATCATGGGTCTTTCAGGGAATGGTAAGACTATGATGATCGAACAAGCATGTGCTCGAGCAAATCGTGAGTATGTGCGAGTCCAGATTACTCCGGAAACAGACGAAGATGATCTAATCGGTGGCTTTCGTTTGGTAAATGGTGAGACCGTATTCAATAAAGGTCCCGTTATCAAAGCGATGGAAAAAGGAGCTATACTCCTTATCGATGAAATTGATCGTGGGTCTTCGAAAATTATGTGTCTGCAAGGAGTACTCGAGGGTAAACCAGTTCTTATTAAGAAAACTGGTGAAGTGATCACGCCAAAAAATGGTTTTAATATCATTGCAACGGCGAACACTAAAGGCAAAGGTTCAGACGATGGCAAATTTATTTATGCTAGTATCATCGATGAAGCCTTCCTTGAGCGTTTCACTATTACTCTCGAGCAACCATACCCATCAAATGCAGTTGAGAAAAGGATTCTATTGAATCACATGACTAAGTATAACTGCACTGATGAACAGTTCGCTGATACTCTAACTTCTTGGTCTACAGCTATTCGTAAGACTTTTGAAGATGGTGGTATTGACGAGATTATTTCAACCCGTCGACTATGTCACATTATACAGAGCTTTTCGATCTTCAAAGATCGTAAAAAGGCTATTGAACTTTGTGTAAATCGATTTGATACTGATACTAAACAAGCATTCATTGATTTGTATAGTATGGTTGATGCTGAAGCACCTCAACAGGTTCTTACAAACGAATCAGGATCGATTGATGACATTCTAGAAGATGTACTTGTTTCGGAGACAAAGTAATGATTAATTATAAATTTCGCGAAGATGAACTAATTGAAGAGTTCAAATCCTATATTGATAAAACATATAGTGGCCACTACAATACTGGTAATATTCAGTCATCTGAAGTTATTGTAGACCGCGGTCATGGTGCCGGATTCTTTCATGGCAATATCGACAAGTATAATGGCCGTTATGGTAAGAAAGGAGAGTCTCCAGATGAATGGCGAAAAGACATTATAAAAATTATCCATTATGGTTTCCTTGCTTTATACGAACATGATCGTGTCCATAGCAAAGAAACAAAAGATGTGGATTATTCTGATACTAGTGCGTATACCCTTGATGTAACCTCACTTGACTTTGGTGGAGGAATGCCCAGTGATATAATCTCATTTAGTGGAATGGATACCGGCATAGGTGACATTACTTTGACTCCTTCTGTAGAAGGTGCCATTGATATATCTATGTACAATGATGACACAATGGTGTATAATACTTACTTACAAACAACAAATGAATCTAATAAGGATGAAAAATGAAACTTAGTAATGAAACAATTGCCACATTGAAAAACTTTTCTGCAATTAACAGTAATGTTATTCTTAACTCTGGCAATGTAGTGAAAACAATGTCTGAATCAAAGACAATTCTTGGATCTGCTACAGTTGCAGAAGACTTTCCAGGGCAAATCGGAATTTATGATTTGAATGAATTTCTATCTGTGCTTGGTATGTTTGATTCTCCAGATCTCTTCTTTGAAGAAACATTAAAGTCTGTAAAGATCACTGAAGGTAAACGCGCAGTTAAGTATTTCTTTTCTGAACCATCAATCTTGACTTCACCAAGTAAAGATATTAATATGCCACCATGTGAAGTTACTTTTACACTTACAAATGATGACATGTCTAGTATTCGTAAAGCTGCATCTGCTCTTGGTGTAACTGATATGGTTGTACGATCTAGTGGTACTGGTGATACCGCAGTGATTGTTGTTACCGATACAAAGGATGCAACATCAAATACATTTGAACTTGAAGTTGAAGGCCTTGGTGTTCATACCGAAAAATTTAACTTTATCTTCAATATTTCTAATTTTAAGTTTGTTGCTGGCGATTATGATGTATCAATCTCATCTAAGCTAATTTCAAACTTCAAACTAAAAGGCAGTGAAACTCAGTATTGGGTAGCACTAGAGAAAAACTCTACATATGGAGAATAAAATGGCAATTAATCCAAAAGTTCCAGAAGCAGAAGAACTTACAACAGATGATCTTATCAATGTTCTTCGAATTATTAACACCGCTACTGAACGTAATGCGTTCAAAGCAAATGAACTATCTTTTGTAGGAAGTGTTTATGACAAATATACCCGTTTCATCCGAGCAGCTCAGCAAGAAGCTGAGGTTTCAGATGTTGAACCTGGAGAATCAGCTTAAAATGATTATTAGTAACCCTGCAGATCGTAAAACAATTAAAGATGCAATGGTAGAATTCTCAAATTCAGCAACCCGAGCTGAAGCTGAAAAGGATCTACAAAAGAATATTATCATTGAACTATCTGATAAAGTTGGTGTTGAAAAGAAATATCTTTCTAAGCTAGCAGCATTTTATCATAAGCAAAACTTTGCGCAGCAACAGCAAGAAAAAGAAGAAATTGAAGAGTTGTATGAATCGGTTATGACTACTCAAAATCCTACACCCTAAGAGGGGTGTATAATTATGATTAGATCTATAAATCTATCTCTTTCAAACAGATGTAATGCTAAATGTATCTGTGTC